TACACCTCAAGGACCCGATTGGTCAGGTAATGGTGGTAATGGAAGTGTAAGTGCTATTACAGGATCAAACGTAGGATTAGCTGCTGGCGGTGGTGGAAGTGCATATTGGAATAATCACACTCAACCAGGAGGTTTTGGTGGAAGTACACCTTTAGGGACAATCGGCGGAAATGGAGCAAGGACTCCAGCAAATCCAGGTAATCCTTGGGGACAAGCAGGAACAATAAATACTGGAAGCGGATCTGGTTATGCAAATGGTGGAGCTTCTGGAGTTATAGTTTTAAGATGTCCAGGACCTTTAGGACCAGCAATTACAGTAGGACCTCCTACTAATACAAAAACAACATCCCCTGCACCTGACGGAGCAGCTACAATATGTAGATTTACAGAATCAGGAACATTAACGGTATCTTAATTATGGCTTATTTTGCAAAATTAGACGCTAACAATAAAATATTAACAGTTTTAAAAGCTGATAATCAAGACATTTTAAATAATGGCGGAGAACAGTCAGAACAAGCAGCAAAATATTTTGAAAAAACAGTACCATTAAACTTTCCTCCAGTAGGAGTAAAGTATGTTCAAACTTCATTTAACAATAACTTTAGAAAAATGTTTGCTAGAGTTGGAGGATCATATGATCCTAATCTAAATATGTTCATAGAAGAAAAACCTTATGATTCATGGACACTTGATTCTAATGGAGATTGGCAAGCACCTATTGCAAAACCAGATTCATCTCATCAATACAATGGGCATAATGTTATTTTTTTAAGATGGATTGAAACAGATCAAAAATGGACAGGTTTTGCTCATACAGATGACCCTAACGTAGATGTTGAAGTTCAATGGAATACAACATCATCAGTTTGGGAACCTTTATAATATATTTGTTTTAAATACCTTATTAAATAATAATTATATTAATATGAACCTTAAATATTATTATTGGTATTTTACAAGTGTTATACCTCACAGAGTTTGTGATGATATTATTGCATATGGTAATTCTAAAAAAGAAAAAATAGCTACAATAGGTCATATAAATGAAAATGATTTAAATGAAGACACTATTAAAGATTTAAAAAAACAAAGAGATTCTAATGTAACTTGGTTAACAGATTTATGGATATGGAATGAAATATTTCCATACATTGAAATTGCAAATAAAAATGCTGGTTGGAATTTTCAATTAGAACATCCAGAAGATTTTCAATTTACTAAATATAAACTAAATCAATTTTATGATTGGCATTGTGATAGTTGGGATGAACCTTATAGTGATCCTAAAAATGGAACTACTTATGGAAGAATTAGAAAATTATCTGTTTCAGTTTGTTTAAATGACGCTTCGGAATATAAAGGTGGTGAATTAGAGTTTAGACCTCCTCATCCAAATGAAGAAAAAATACATGTTTGTGATCAAATTTTACCAAAAGGATCTTTAGTTGTTTTTCCATCTTTTGTACCACACAGAGTAAAACCAGTTACAGAAGGAGAAAGGTATTCACTTGTAATGTGGAATTTAGGTAATCCGTTTGTCTAAAAATTATTATTTTTTATGTGGTCTTCCAAGAGCAGGGAATACTGTTATTGCTTCTATATTAAATCAAAATAATAATATAACAGTTACAGCAAATAGTATTTTACCAGATGTTTTATTTCAATTAGAACTATTAAAACATTCATACATTTACAATAATTTTAAAGATGAAAAATCTTATTCAAATATAACTAAAAATATATTTGATAATTATTATAGTCATTGGAAAAGTAAAAATATTATACAAAGAGCACCATGGGGAACACCTGCAAATTTATATTTACTAAGAAATATTTATAAAAATAGAAAATTTATAATTTTATGGAGACCTGTATTAGAGTGTCTAGCTTCTTTTATTAAAATAGAAAAACCTAAAGACATAAAACAAAGATGTGAACAATTAATGAATCAAGATGGAATGATAGGAAAAAATTTATGGTCTATTCAAAATTTAATTAAAGAAAAAGAAAAATATTTATTTATTGATTATAAAGATTTTTGTGAAAATACACAAAAAAACATTGATAAAATATGTAAATATATTAATTGTAAACCACATAAATTAAAACCAATTAAACAATTTAAAATAAATGGCATTAAATATAATGATGACATTAATTTTAATAAAGTTCCATTACATACTTTAAAAGAAGCAGATAATTGTATATATCAAAAATATGATGTATATAAAATATTACCTAAAGAAATAATAAATAAATATGAAAAATAATAAATTATTTTATATAGAAGATCCAAATTTTATAACAAAAGAAGAAGATAAAAATTTTATTGATAATACTTTATTGGGGTCTAATTTTCCTTGGTATTATAATTCTAGTCAAATTGAATATGATGGAAGACCTTATTTAAGTCATGCTTTATTATTAAGAGATCAAAACGAACCTAATTCAATGTATTTTCAATGGGCTAAAGAATTAACATTTGATTTTTGTGATAAACATAATATTGAAATAAATGTATTTCATAGAGCATCTATTAATTTATGCTGGCCACATGAAAAATATAAAGGATCATCTATACATGTAGACCATAATTTTCCACACAAACAATTAATTGTTTATTTAAATAAATCTACCGGTGATACTTTTATTCATGATAAAAAAGGTAAAAAAATTTTAAAAACTTTTAAATATAAACAATACAAAGCTATTTGTTTTGATAGTGAAATGCATAGTATGAATTATCCTAAAAAAGGAGTTAGGCTAAGTTTAATTGTTACATTTTCATAATGGAAGATTTTGATAAAAGAAGAATGAAAATATGTGAAAATTGTGAATTCTTAATTAAGAAAATTAAAATGTGTAAAATATGTAAATGTATTATGCCTTTAAAAGTTAAAATAAAATGTTCAACTTGTCCAAAAGGAAAATGGTAATGAGTTTTAGAAAAAAAGGATATCTAGTTATTAAAAAAGCAATTGATCCAAAGATTGCTGATTTTGTTTATAAATATTTTTTATTAAAAAGAAAAGTAGCACGAACATTATTTGATACAAATTTTATATCTCCATTTACAAACTATTTTGGAGTATGGAATGATCATCAAGTTATGAATACTTATTCTCATTATGCGGATATTGCTATGGAAACATTATTAACAGAAGTTAAACCCATTATGGAAAAAATGTCTAAAACAAAATTAATTCCAACATATTCTTTTGCTAGAATTTATAAGAAAGGCGATATTTTAGAGAGACATAAAGATAGATTTAGTTGTCAAATTTCTACAACTGTAAATTTAGGAGGTGATCCTTGGCCTATATTTATTAATCCAAATAAAAATGAAGGTAGTGTAAAAAATGATTCTTATGTACCTTCTAAAGCAAAAGGTATTCAAGTTAATTTAAAACCAGGGGATATGTTAATGTATAAAGGTTGTGAATTAGAACATTGGCGAGAACCATTTCCTGGAGAAAATTGTGGACAAGTTTTTTTACATTATAATGATGAAAAATCTGCGACCGGAAAAGACAACGTTTATGATAGAAGATACCATTTAGGATTACCTTCTTGGTTTGTAGGTAAAAAAATAATTAAACAAACAGATATATAATATGCTTTTTCCTACTACAGTAGTTGATAATTATTTTAATGATCCAGATAGAATAGTAGAATATTCCAAAAAATTAGAATGGGGTTTTGACCCAGAAGGAAAATGGCCAGGTCAAAGAAGTAGTACATTAGGTCAAGTTGATTATGATTTTTTTTCTTTTCATTGTAATAAATTACTATCAGTAATATATCCAGAAAATACAAATGACATTACTTATGTTGCTGAAAGTTATTTTCAAAAAATTTCTTCAGAATATAATAATGGAGGATGGATTCATTGTGATGAACCAAAAGAACTAACTGCAATAGTTTATTTATCTCATCATAAAAATTGTGGAACAAATATATATGAACACAAACATCATTTTCCTATTCAAAAACATTTAGAAGAAAAGAAAAAAGTCTATAAAAGTAAAGATTTTTCAAACGAAAAAAAATTTCTTTTAGAAAATAATGAAAACTATGAAGAAAGTATATCTGTTAAATCTAAATACAATAGATTAATTTTATTTGATAGTTATTTATGGCATGGAGCTAATCATTATGTTGATAAAGAAAATCTAAAAGATAGATTGACATTGGTCACATTCTTTCATTCTATAAACAAACAAGGGATTAAATATCCTGTTTCACAAATGAGGAGGTATTAAATGAGTGGAGACAAAGACAAAATAATAGAAGACTTGAAAATTAAATTAAATCAAGAAGAAATGGTTAAAAAGAATGAGTTTTTAGTTAATAGAGAATTAAGAGCTAAAATCTTAAAACTACAAACTCAGCTAGATACCGTTGTTAATTTAAATGAGCAATATCTTACAGAAATGTCTAAATTAAAAATAATCATGGAAGATAATGGTTTATTTGTAGAAGATTAATATACAATATTTTACATCAAATAAATCATGAAAATTTTGGTGATTAAAAAGTAGTAGAAAATTATAGTATATAATATATACTTTTTGTTATTATGCCATTAACACAACTTAATTTTCAACCTGGATTAGATACTGAAAACACCGAAACAGGTGCAGAAGGTAGATGGACAGATTGTGATAAGATAAGATTTAGAAAAGGACTTCCTCAAAAAATAGGTGGATGGACTAAGTTTAGTGAAGATTATTATATAGGAAGACCAGCAGGTATAGCTTCTTGGATTAGTTTAGATGGTACTCGTTATCAATCTATTGGAGGAGATAGAAAAGTTTATATTTATAGATCAGGAGATAATCAAGATATTACTCCTATTAGACAATCTAATAGTTTAACTTCTGTATTTACTACTACTGATACTAGCTCTAATGTGATAATTAATCATACAGCTCATGGAGCAACTTTAGGATCATTTATAACTATAACTAATGTATCAGCAAATGTGGGAGGTATTACTACTTCAGATTTAGAGAATGAATTTGAAATAGTTGCTGTTAATAATTCTGATGCTTATACTATTACAACACCTGGAACTGCTACTTCTACAGTAACTGATTCTGCTGATGCAGATATATCTTATCAATTAAATATAGGTCCTTCTATTCAAACTTTTGGATATGGTTGGAACTCTGGTACGTGGTCAGCAGAAGCTTGGAATGAACCTCGTTCAACTTCTGAAGTTATATTAGATATGAGACAATGGTCATTAAACAATTGGGGAGAAGATTTAATTTTAACAGTTAGAGATGGAGCTACTTACGAATGGGACGAATCAGCTGGTATGTCAGGTAATAGAGCTACAGCTATTGCTAATGCTCCTACAGCATCTACATTATCTTTAGTATCTACAGATACTAGACATTTAATTTGTATGGGAACAGAAACAACTATTGGAGATATTTCTACACAAGATAAATTATTTATAAGATGGTCGGATCAAGAAAATTATAATTTTTGGGCGCCTAACGCAACTAACTCAGCGGGTTCACAAAGAATTGCAGGTGGTAGTGAAATAAGAACAGCTAAACCTGCAAAAGGTACTATTCTAGTATGGACAGATA